CTTCTAAAGAAGTCATAGTCTTTACCTATAAGTGTGAATGAATTCCCGTTGCTTCAGTCCTTTGACTTACTTGCGACAACAATGAGTTGCTCAACGCACTTATCTTTAGTATAAACGGATACTAATGTTTACGGCGAACTTAGTGAGTAGCTGCCCAGTTCATTCCTGTTTCTGAGGCAGCGGTAATGGGTACTTTAAAGTCGTAGTACTCGCCAGCTTTAGGTGCTGCTCTAACCAGGATGTCTGCAACTCGTTCAGCTTCTGCTGGGAGAACAGAGAATTGTTGCTCATCGTGAACATATGCACATCGTGTGTAATCGATATTGTAAATAAGCCCCGCTTCATCAAGCATATCTTGAGCAGTCACAACCCAACGCTTACTAAGGATTGCACCTGCAGATTGCAATAAATAATTTAAAGCAGCGTGCTCAGCTTTACAAAAGATAGGACGGCCATCTAAGCCCCTTACACGTCCTGAGCTGCGTACTTTGACCTTGACAGCATCAATCAGTGGCTCAAGACCTGGGATAGCGTCGAGGAACTTGCGTCGAAGGTCTGTTCCAAGAGACTTCTTTTGTGCTTCAGATAATTCAGGATGCAGGCTGTGGCCAAGCTTTCGGTCACCAGCCCCATAAATAAAAGCATAAGTGAGAGTCTTGACTTGTTGACGAGTACAGCCAACACGATCAGCGTTCTGCTGGTGAATATCACCATTGAGTACAACTTGAGCAAAAGCTCCCCCGTCGAAACGACTGAGGTAATGTCCAAGGCATCTAAGTTCAAGTCCTTCAAGGTCAGCTCCAACCATCACCATTCCAGGGTGAGGGATAAACAATTGACGTGCCCAAGGTGCACTTACAACCTGACCAAGATTAGGTCCACGGTGTGCGTTCCTACCTGTCTGAGTTGCAAGACTGCAGCTGTGATGAATACAACCATCCTCTTCAATTGTATTGAACCATGAGTTAGTACCTTCAGAGAGTTGACCTAGCCACTTTTGAATAGTAAGCAGGCGAATAAACATTACGCATTCATCGTGCAGCTGCTGATTACCCTGTGTAAGTGCGATGTCTTTCATCTCAGCAAGCACAGGCTCATCGACCTTAGGCTTGCCTGTTTCAGTCACTTTAGTAAAGCGAGCACCGCGATGATTCTGTAGAGCCCAAGCGATGTGTTGACGACTAGTAGGATTAAAATCCAACAGTCGTGTCATTGGAGCACCAGCAACATAATGGTTACGTTTATCGTTGCGCTTAGGAGTAAACACTTTACCAGGAACATAAGTAAACCTCTTAGTAATTGTTTCTTCTAGTCTTTGCATTTCAGCTTGAAGCTCGCTCCTGACACTTTCAGCAGCAGACATATCAAACCTGAAACCTGAATGCTCTTGTTGCGTCATGATCTCAGCCATGCGCATTTCTAGTTTTACACAATCAAGCATAATCAGCCATTCTCCTTTGCATTAATTGATAGAGTTTAAGCGTCACTTCTGTATCTTGAATACAGTAATCAAGCATCTCAGGTGTATAAACATCCCAAGCAGCTTCGTGCTTACCAAAGTCACCTTTAAAGCACTTAAGCCTGTAGCCCCAAGCTTCTAGGCTATGCCTTCCATAAAGCTTTTGTGGCATACCTTGAGGGCGTCGTTCATAATCACGCTCAAGGATGTGAGGATAAAAGAGCCTGCTAAGTACAAGAGTATCTAGCAGTTCAGCTTTTGGTTGAAAGTCTGGATAACGCTCTTGAATCAGAGGGATGTCGTAGCTAATGATGTTATGACCAATTAGCACATCAGCTTTTTCAAGCTGCTTGATACCTTGGATAATAGCTTTATCAGGACGATGGTCAAATACTAATGGCTCAGATTCGTTAGGGTCACGCATCACAAGACAGTGAATGCTTGAACCCTGTCTCAGTAAACCAGTAGATTCAAGGTCAAATAGTAGCTCCATCTTCGTCGGGGATTTCGTTTGCATGCTGCGGATCATAGTCATCTGTCTCGAACGGGTTTTCTCTCGATGACTGAGGAGATCCGTCAAATCTTTCGTCAGCTGTGTCAAAATAGGTCTCAATAGAAATGTTTAGTTCGCGAGCTAGTCGTGCAGCACGACGGAACTCGTCTTTGTAAAGTGGCTCCCACTCATGTGCGAGCACTACAATTTTTGTTATACCCATTTGATAACACTGAAAAACAGGAGTCGTAAATGGATATCGTGTCGAATAAATAGAGGCACCTACAGTAGGTGTACCTCTTTTAGATGAAGCGCCAATAGCAGCAGATAAACAATCGATTTCAATTCTCGATGCTGTAAGTATACTACGGCCTTCACCAATAATCTCTCTATCACGGACAATTACACAAGCACCTGGTGCAAGTGGATGCGTAGATGCCATCGCAATAGTTTTAGCAATTTCAATAAAATAACCTTCTTTGTTTTTTATATAAAGAGGGTCATTAGCTGGTGCTGGCATATCACAAAAGAGTCGTTATTTGCAGTATAGTTAATAAGAACAGTAATTGCGATTATGGCAGACAATAAAATTCTCTTCGAAAGTTACAAGAATTGGGTACCAACTCGAGAAAAAGAAAATATGGTAGACAACCCTGCGCACTACACGAATGGTGGTGTGGATGTCATTGATGTCATTGAAGATGCAGTCAAATGTGCAGAAGAACCTGAGTACGCTGTACACCAAAGTCAAGTCATTAAATACATAATGAGGATGTGGCTAAAAGGTAATCCACTTCAGGATGCAAAGAAAGCACGCTGGTACTTAAATAGACTGATTGAAAAGCTGGAAGCTAACAACGAGTAAACGTTAGCTCATTAAAAGATTGCGTAAGGTCTTCGTGCTGCATTATGTGATCTTTTAATGTCTTATAAACATAATCTGAATCTAATAATGTATGCTTAAATTTAACTTTGATGCCTTGATCAAAGTCATCTAACTCTGGATGATACCAAACCACAGGCATTAAACATTGCCAAGGATCTAATTCTTGTGATACCCAAGTGTTCAGCTCTTCTAAACGTTGAGCTGTTTTTATTATGTGAGCTTCGTGTGCTTGATTAAGTGGCAAAGAAGTAAATTCATTATTAGAAATCAAAGCGTGCTTCCACATCAAAGTACCATCACGGAAGAATAATCTACAAGGATGAACAGCAATGCCTGAAGGTAATTGGTAAAAATATTTTTTATCAATATTCTTCGACATCAAATTTCATCCTTATGGTTCTCGTAATACTCAAGATCTTCTTGCCAGTTATCGCCTGCGTACTCGTTAAAAATAATTCTGCCAATATCTCTAAAGGTATTGTAGAAAAGAGTCGTTTTGTCGATATCTGAAATCACTTGATCAGTAGGAGGACCATAGACAATTACATTCCAAGTCGATGGACTTACTGATTCAAAACCTTTTGCAGTTGCCCGAAGCTGTTTAACACGTTTAAATGGTATACAAATAGGGTAGTCCCAAATAGCAGGCTCAGCCCGTAAAATTTCAGACGCACTTGTAAAAAATATAAAACTCTTGATCTTATCATTGCGATATTCAGAAATAGTTTTTTCAAACCAGATACGGCTATTCCGTACAGCACCTTTAGGTGATACAAAAACATTACCTGACCATTCGATATGCAATGGATTGTGCTCGATGGACGGAACAGAAGCAGCTTCAACCAGCACTTGCTGTACTGGGTCAGACGTAGGATCAAAATCAATAGAGCCCATTACTGTACGAGCACGATCAATGATTTGAGGCGTGGGATACAGCGGTAGTTTTAAACCTTGAGCTTCTAATTTATTCTGCAAATTCTCCCGTGAGCGCTCTGAGGCTTTCCTGGCTCCCACCTGCTTCGACTGCAAAAGTTCTTGTTCCGGCATCTGAAATTAATGTAATAAGGACGTTTTTAGACCAATCATTATCATTAACACGTTGCAGTAAATCGAGCATGAAGTCATAGACTTCAGTATCTTCTTCGCGTTCAGCAACCCGAATGTCTTCTTCAATATGATGCCCTGACATGTAAGTAGTACTGTCGTTTTGTAAATTAATTACAAGAGAACCAGCACCATATTTGGCCAATCCATTAGTAGCAATGTTAATGAAGTCAGTCAGAATTAATTCTGCAGTAGCTTCTAGAAACCTTTGCTCTTGCTCTTTCTCTTGACCAAATTTCTTAGAGTTGAGCAGTTGCTTGATTAGATCAGTTCGGCGTGACATATGATAAATAAGCCTTTAATAAGGATAAGTAATTTAATAATCAATTGTGGGATTTTCTTGATCATCTTCTGGCTTACGTGTAAGACCTTCAGAGTTCTTGTCAGTCTGAGAAATATGTCTACCAGCAAGCATATCTTGCAGAGCAGCTTCGAATCTTTCTTGATAACTAGTATCGGGATTCATAAGCAACTCTTCACGTGCATCAATCTCTGCTGATTGATCAATGATTGCCTGTGCTTTCAAAGCCTCTTCAATCATATATTCAGCCACTCGCTGCTTCAATGTATGAAGCTGACAAGCCATCTCAAAACTTTCTATGTAACTGTCTTGATCAACAAATACACCTATTTTCTGAGGAATAAGATGAAAAGGATTACAGCAGAATCTGTTCCCACAAATAGGCTTAACTTGAGTAATGCCTAGATCTCCCCAGCTTAACCACATAGCAACTCTTTGTGGGTGATGCTGTGTTGAAGTACAAATCCCTAATCTTCTAAAAGAAAACTGAGGCATCTTAGTGCGCTTGTTTACGCAGCCGATCCAGTTCCAACATTCATCGAGATCTCCTATATCGACTTGAGACCAAAACTTAAGTGCTTTAGTTCTATAAGACTTAAGCAATCGATCTGTATCAAGTGACAGTCGTCCTTCGCGAGCAGCAGCTACACAACGAACACAAGCATTATGACTGTCATAGCGCATTGAAGAAGATGAGAATCTACCTAATGAGTGGCCGGTGTACAGGCACAGTTCACCTTCAACAGATGTATTTGATAGATTCTCAAATCTACGACTAAAATCTTTGGCCATTACAGTGTTTCACTCCTTTCATGAGATCCCCCGAAGTGAGGATATTGTTCTTCAGTAGGTAATAGCTCAAGGTTAGCATTGATCATATATTCATAGCGAGTTGAGTTCTCGTATTTAATACGAACAAGCTTTGCTCGAGGAGTGTAATACTCAGGCTTGCC